ACCACCATGGATACGGCAACAGTAGCCAATACACTAATCAATAACTGGGATAATGAGGAAGTCGCACCTTATGTGCGTGCAAGTGCCGTATTTTATAATGCCGGAAAACTTGGAACAAGCTCATTTGAATCACTTATGAACAACCCAAAGAATGCACAGCTTGTCATGAGTGTAAATAATCCGGCAACATTGAAAGCAATGTACACGCTCGGACAGAATAACAGCCAGAGAGCGGAAGTTGCACCGGTGCAACAGCAGAAAAATGTCAACGGATCAGAACAGACGGAGAAAACAGAGAGAGCCGGAAAGGTAGTTGACCTTAGAACAGATAAAGCGGATGGAAGAATGGCTGAGGTTGCGGAACGTGTTGCAAAGAAAACCGGACTGGAAATCACTTTGAATGATTCGCTGGAACATGGAGAAAACGGACATTTCAGTCAGGCATTATCAAGAATCGCATTAAGTAGCACATCGCACAATGAATACGAGACGCTGATTCATGAGCTGAACGAATGGGCGAATACATATAACCCGGAAGGTATGCGCAAAGTCATGGATGCCGTATTGGACTATGCACAGACAAAAGAGGGCGCAACATATCTGTCTGACAGAATCCAGAAATATTATGACACTTATAAGCGTGTGGAATCAGATAAAACATATGAGGGTTCTGCAGATGAATTTGTATTTGACTATCTGGCCGGAGTGTTCAGTTCAGAAGAAGGAGTGAAGGACTTCTCACGCTATATGACGGAAGAGAATATTTCACAGAAAGAACAAAAGAGCATTTTAGAGACGGTAGCAGACTTTTTCAAAGAACTGTACGATAAAATCGTATCTTTCCTTGACGATCATGTATTATCTGAGACAGCGAAAAAAGGACTGGAAGCGGATGCAGAAAAAGCGCAGGAAATCCGTGATATGGTACTGGGAGTATGGAGTGAGGCAGAGGAAAATTTTGGCAATAATGCAGAGGCAGAAAATGATATGAAGTTTTCTATCAATGTCAATCTGGATGAGGAGATAAAAAAATATAATATTGAAAATAAACTCAATGATTATATTGCGGTCCAGAAAGCAGTTGTAAATCATCTTAAAGAAACAGGATTTTTTGACAAGAATAGTACAGTGGTGAATGAAGAAACAGGAATGCAGATCAGAATTAATCCTCGTGGCATTAAAGAGACTCTTGCAAATGGAAAAAGGTTTCAGTCTTTGCCGAGAGAATTGAAAAAACTCAAAATAGCTACAATAGAACAACTGCCAGAAATTATAAAAAGGGGGAAACTTATTGAGGATAATATTGAAAATACACATGGGGAAAATTCATTGTATGCATATTTTGAAACACCAGTAGAAATAAATGGCGGTAACTATAAGGTTAGGGTAAATATAAGAAAGACAATAGAAACAAATAAATTCTGGATTCATAATGTAATATTAGAAAAGGATTCTGAATTACTCAACCCAACCCGAAAGCAAGGTATCCACGAGATTCAGAATCCTTCTGAAAACATTATATCACAAACTGAGAAAAAAGAAACAAAAAAATATTCTATTGATATTGATGATTCTTTCTTTGATTCATTATATGGCGAACCATCCGAGCATGAGACAGAGATGTCATCCATTATTCAGGAAGGTTTT